AGGAGCAGGACAACAATACTTAACAGCTATCGTATTAGATGCTAATGGTAAGTATTGGTACTTCCCTTACTTGCAGGTATCTGCTACAGGTGAAGGTTCAGGAACAGCTCGAGCTGATGGTTCTAAATATTCAGTTACTTTGGTAGCTGAGAATGAGTACCTAGCTTATGAGGTAGACATGCTACCTGCTGCACTTCAAGCAATCGGAGTTATATAAGTTCTTTATTTCTCTACATAGCGAAAGGGCCTACCGTAATGGTGGGCCTTTTTTGTGAACATTTGTAAAGTCTAATTTAATATAGGTGTGATATACTTAGATCAAGGTGTTATTAATCAATTCGTGTTAACTCTTAGTGAGGTAACTACGGTTAGTACACCACACTATTTGTTTGTGTTCACCAATGAAATGAATACTACTAGCACACCACAGCTATTTACATCTGCTGATACAAGTGCATACCCTGAAAGATACAATCTGTTTACTCTTGATGAGCCAACGGATATATCACTCTTAAAAGGGCAGTACACGTATGAAGTATATGAGAGCTCTACCGCATTTGTCCTACCACTGGATATCTCACAGACTACAGGTGTAGTAATTGAGGAGGGTAGAATGGTAGTAAGTGGTCCAGTAGGTAACTCAATATACGATTAATATGGCATGGTACGATAGATTTATTAACAGCAAACCCAAAGGGCCCGAAGTAGTAGAGGGCTATCAATCTTTTAGCACTCCATTTCTACCTGTTGGTAGAGGCAACTTAACTTTGCCCTATGTGAATGGTAGATACGTACAAGAGTCATGGGTTCGTTTCGGTGAGGGTAACCTATATCCGGAACTGCTTAACCAAATGTACTACAGCTCACCACTACATGGTGCCATTGTAGATTTTAAGACCAATGCTGTTATTGGTGGAGGGTTTAATATCATAACTGACAAGCTAACTCCCCAGGAGAAACTTGACATGTACTCTTTTGAAAAGAAAGTAAACCTTAAGCACACCGTTAAGGCTGTTACTAGACAGTTAATTCTACACAATCGGGTATATTTTAAGCTATATTTTGGTGAAAAAAGAAAGCTAATCAAGGTAGAGAACGTATCACCGGAGAAAGTACGTATATCACCATGCAGAAAATACTACTATTTATCTGATGACTGGAGCACTAGAATAGATACTGAGAAAATTAAGCCTTATCACATTGCATGTAGTGACGAAATACAGCTATATTGCTATGAGGTCAAGTCAGTAGGTCAAGATTATTACCCATTACCTACCTATACAAGTGCATTAAACTTTGCTTTCCTTAGTGGTGAGCTATCTTACTTCGCTAAAAGCAACATTCAAAATAGTGTGTTCCCGTCCTTTGCTATGATGTTCCCTAAGAGACCACAGTCTGAGGAAGAAAAACACATGATCAAGGAAACTATTGACCGTCTTAAGGGTGCAGCTAATGCCGGTAAGGCTGTTGCGTTCTTTGCCAATAGTGCGGACCAACTACCTAAGATTGAAAGCTTACCAACTAATGACAATGATAAGCTATTCCATGAGGCATCTGCATTGAATACTGAACAAATATGTTTTGCTCATACCATTGACCCTATCTTGTTAGGGGTGCGTACATCCGGTAGCCTGGGTAATGGCAGTGACATCAAGCAAGCTTATGTGATATTTGAAAAGAACGTAGTAATGGAGCTACGTATGCAAATCACTACTATTTTTCAAGAGCTCTTGACCATTGCTAAAATCCCTGCAGATTTCACAATCAATAACTTCCAAATAATTAATGAGACTATCGTGGAGCTTGAGGGTGAAAGCTCTAAAACTAACGATGCATTGAACACATTGAGTCCATTGGTAGCTACCAAAGTACTTGAGACCATGACCATCAACGAGATTAGAGCATTGGCTTCACTTCCTCCAGTAAATGGCGGAGATGTTACACAAGCAGCTGCAACTGCAGCAGCACAAATACCTGTAGTATAATGTTGTATTTTATCACTGAAACCTACCTTAAGACTAACACACCTATCACAGCCAATGTGGATGTGACTGATGTTACCCCATACATAGCAACTCAGAGTGCATTGAGGATACAGCCAATACTTGGCACTACGTTCTACAATCACATGCTAACTGCATACAATGCTCAGACACTCACACCCGATGAGATTGACCTAGTAGAGTTCATTCAACCGGTCATTGCGTGGAGAAGTGCAGAGGATGCTGTATTTGGATTGACGTATCAGCTGAAAAATAAAGGACTTCAGACTCAGAATGGTGACTATTCTGCTAGCGTATCACGTTCAGAGGTAGCCTTTGGGATGGAGCACTATGCACAAAAGGCTAGTTTTTTTGAACAACGTCTAATCAGATGGCTATTAGCTAACAGAAATCTGTTCCCGATATTCATTAGTACCACTAACATGGATACTGATCTAAGACCAATGTTTAACCATTGCTCATGCATCAATCAATATCAAACAACTTGCACAGGTATGTGTGGTAACCTAAGAGAAAACGGATACAATAACAGCATCCTAATCTTATAATGGAGTCACAGTTCTATATATTGCTTAAGACCATGCAGGCTAACTGGCTTAAATTGTTAGCTACTATAAGTGCATTCTTAATGCCAATATCAGGACTGCTATTTTTGGTGGGGTTTGTTATCGTACTTGATACTATCACAGGTGTATGGAAGTCAATAAAGAACAAAACAAAGATAACTAGCAGGGGCCTCAGTGCTATCATTAGCAAGATGCTACTTTATGAAGTAACCGTTATCCTGTTCTATATGATAGATCACTTTATCCTTAATAATATCATACTTCAGTTCTTTTCAGTACAGCTATTACTCACTAAGGTACTTGCACTCATCCTAGTTAGTATTGAAGTCATGAGCATTAATGAGAATTACAAAGCAGTAAAAGGTCTTGACCTATGGCAGGCTATGAAAAACCTATTCTCCAGGGCAAAAGAAATTAAACAACATGTAGATGAAATTAGACACGACCAAGATATTTCAGGAACGCCTATCTAATGCTCAGTACTTCCATGAGGAGTCTGAAAAAACACAAATCTATCTTCACCATACAGCAGGCAACGGTAACCCAGTAGCTGTATCACGTTGGTGGAACAGCAATTCAGACAGGATAGCCACTGCATTTGTAGTAGGTGAAAGAGGTAGTATAGTACAGTGCTTTTCCTCCAAGCATTGGGCTTATCACCTGGGGATAGATAGTCAAGACTTTTCAGTGCATGGACTCAAATATCAAAACTTGAATAAGCTATCAGTAGGTATTGAGGTGTGTAACTGGGGCCCATTGAAGTTAAAGGATGGAAAGTACTACAACTATGTTAAGGGAGTGGTGGACCCATCAATGGTAACTACATTAGATGCACCATACAAGGGTAATAAATTTTGGTATAAGTATACAGATGAGCAGATAGAATCTACTCGGCAGCTTGTGGAGTACCTGTGCGATACCTATGACATTCCCAAGGCTTACCGGTCAGAGATATTCAGCATTGATAAGGAAGCCTTCAAAGGTACTCCAGGTATCTACACACACAATTCAGTTCGTAAAGACAAGGCGGATATTTACCCATGCCCCCGAATGATTAAGATGTTACAAAGCCTATGAGATATTTAATACCTATACTCATCCTGCTATCCTGCTCAGCTCCTAAGCGTGCTCAATGGCACTATAAGAAAGCATTAAAAAATGGCCTTCAGTTAGTACAGGATAGTGATACCATCCGGATAACTACCATTGATAGCTTTGCAGTGATACGAAATGATACGATTATATGGGAGAAATTCTATACTACTAAGGATACGGTGGTATATTTTAAGAATGTGTACGTTCCAAAGACTAGATGGCAAACACGAATAGAGTATAAAGAAAGGGTCAAGACACTACGTATCAAAGGTGATACACAATGGAAAACAGCCAAGGCAAAACAGGTAGTAAAGTATAGATGGGCATGGTGGCCTATTGTTATTTCGTTCTTTATTGGTATCTTGCTTCGGTTTTTAATACAAAGAGGGCTACTAGATAGGATAGCTCTACTATTTAAGCTATGAGAAAACGACTATTTTACGACATTGAAACATCCTTTAATGTCGGTGTGTTCTGGAGGACAGGATATAACCTAACAATTAACCCAGGTGATATCATTCATGAACGTGCGATCATCTGCATCTGCTACAAATGGGAGGGTGATGATGAGATTCACAGCCTAACATGGTCAAAATCACAAAGTGATAAGCAAATGATTGAGAAATTTGTCAAAGTTCTAACTGAGGCGGATGAAATTGTAGCTCACAATGGGGATAGGTTTGACCTCAAATGGATACGTACAAGGGCTTTATTCCATGGTATTGGTGTTATGCCATCCCCAAAGACCATAGACACTCTTAAATGGGCTAAAAAGTACTTTAATTTTAACTCAAATAAACTAGACTACATAGCTAAGCTGCTTAAGGTAGGGGCTAAGATGGAAACAGGAGGATTAGATCTATGGAAAGACATCGTATTTCGCAAAGACCAGGAAGCCCTGGATAAAATGGTGGCCTATTGCAAGATGGATGTTGAAGTACTTGAGTCAGTATTCAATAAACTAAACAGCTATACCCTTGCAAATCACAACTATGCAGTGCAGCATGGAGGTGATAAGTATGAATGCCCTGAGTGCGGAGCTGCTAACTTCCGATATAATAAAAAAGTAGTTACTGCTTCCGGTACTGTTCACCATTGGCTTAAATGTAAAGAATGCAATAAGCATCATAAAATAAATCACCTGGTATTCACTAAATATCAGGAATATCTATACAAGCGTAAGTCTATAGCCTGATTTTTGCGGAGATTATTCAGCTTATACGCTGCATTTCTTATTTAGAATGATTATAAATTGTGGAAAATTATGCAAAATTGTTTGCATATATGAAACTATTTGTATCTTTGTCAGGTATTAACACTTAAAAATTTAGTTATGATAGAGCAAATCAAAGCGTATGAGCAGGAACTTAAGTTCCAATATGAGGAGCTGATGGATGCATTTGGACCATTAGACTCAGCTACTCAAAGAGCATTCTTAGAATGGAATGTTATGGATGAATTATTAAACCGATTAAAATTAAACTAATGGAAAGAGAACTATTCAAAGCAGTAGCAGGTATGGCTATAGTCGTGTGTACTATGGTAGCAATGTATAACCTTTTATTTATTATGATATGCAAGTAACAGAAGTAACAAACGACACAGCCTACTTTGAGAGAGCATTCATGCATGGAAGCTGTAGTTATATCATCAGAGATCTACATGGAGATTGGTATATCGAGCTGAATGACTTTAATGCCTTAGAGCATCCTGGAGAAGTGGAGCTTGACTATGAGCTAACCGATGAGGAGAAAGCTGATGTACAATATCAGATAGAATTACATATTAGTGAGAATAATATCATAGAGGAGTTAACTGACCCAGCTAACTACTACGATGAGGATGAGTGGAGGTACACATGTTAATCGGTAGAGACTTATATAGCATGGCTGAATGGTGGATCAGGCAGTCAATGGCAGGAGATAAGGGGGGCTCCTTTAACATCCCCCATTATATTGAATACTTAAAAGCTAGAAACTCATGTTTAGATTATTGTACTTCTACGAAAGCAGGCTTGCAGAAGCTTACACTTTCCCAACAAAAGCACTTTGCCATTGGAAACTCAACGAGTTTAGAAAAGCAGGAACCCACATCTACGGACACTTTGTAATTGAGAAGGTATGCGACAAGATAAGATACTAGAAATACTATACCCATACATCCCTGCTAAGATGTTAGGTGAGTATCTAGGGTTGACTGCATCCCAAGTGTACAATAGAACGTACAACAGAGGGATAAAGAAAGACCCTAAGACAAAGAAAGCAATAAATAGGGCACTGATATTAAACGCAGGTAAGCACACCAGGTATGATAAAGGTCATGTACCATTCAACAAAGGCATGAAATGTCCTAATCTACTGCTAACTAATGCAGCTGCTACGATGTTTAAGAAAGGCAACAAGCCATTCAATACTAGGGAGGCAAATGCAACTAGCATTCGTAAAGATACAGCAGGTAGATTGTATCACTACACAAAATTAGCAGATAGCAAATGGGTGTTAACTCACAGGTTGACATGGGAGCAGGCTAATGGACCCATCCCTGCAAAGCACATAGTGAGGTTTATTGATGGCAACACCATGAACTTAGAACTCAGCAACCTGGAGTGCATCCCAATGAACCAAAACATGACCAAAAATACAATCCAACGGTTCCCAAAGGACTTACAGGAGGTCATGAAATTAAAAAGTAAACTTAATAAAACAATAAACAATGGCAAGAAACGGAATGAATGATCTTAGAGATCACCTCTTTGCAGCTCTAGAGAGATTAAATGATGATGAGCTAACACCTGAACAGCTATCTACTGAGGTAGAAAAAGCTCAGGCAATTTCTAACCTATCTAACTCAGTGATAAATAGTGCTAAGGCTGAGGTTGACTTCATGAAAGCTACCGGCATGATAGCTACTACAAGCAACCTGTTCAAAGGAGTTAATGACCCTAAAAGATTAGACTAATGAAATACACAAGGTACTTTAGAATTTGGCTTGAAGATACAGTAGAGCCTGAGGGTGGCACATGGTGCTACATGGGAATGGATGAGAAAGGCTTTTTATGGCAGCTGAACTTCCAATACAAAGAGAATGAACAACCTGAGACCTTAGAGCAGTACCTGCAATGGGGTTACAAAATTCAAGAGCTATGAATGAAGAGCTATTAAAACTTAGCCAAGTCCTAAATGAGGATATAGTGGATATCATTAGGGCATATCAGCTAGATACTCCGAGCAGAAAGCAGGACATAGTTAGCAAGAGGTACTACCTGTACAACTATATGTATGAGAACCGGCACATGACCACTACCATGATTGGTCACTACTTTAATCGTGATCATAGTACGGTGGTCCATGGCATCCAAGAACATAAGTATTGGTACCATAGAAAAGACCAAAACTACCTCAAGATGATATACCCCATTCCAGAACTCATTAGGCCCAAGAGGGCAGACATTAATATCTTTGATGTCGATGTTATGCCGATAGATGACGAGGAAACTAGGGTCACAATCACCGGTAACTTCCCTATTAATTTATTAAAAAGTTTTCAAGAGAGAATGACTAAGAATGAGATTAGCACTACATTTGAGCTATCATAATTTTTTAAGGGTTAATACTAAGGAGGGGCTTCGGCTCCTCTTTTTTATGACCGTATGACGATGTGACAGTTCTCTTATATAGGGTCCTTATAAAATACACCACTAAAAAAGTTTGTACTTTGGAAAATTTATCGTCATATCGTCATGAAATCACTGAAACATAAGCCTGCATTGGTTTATATCCATGACGATGATTTTATTTTATCGTCATTAATTGTCTTTTTATCGTCATTTATTATATTTGTAACCATGTTTAACCCTAAAATATCAGTTTTCAGGAGCTTGTTTAACTCCAAAGAAACACCTTTCACACTTGAGGCCATAGAAGTGTACAACAGAATCAAGCAAGGTAACCCCGAGCTGATTAACAAAATAAAAAAACTGCGAGCTGGAGATGCAGATAGCAAGATGCAGCTGATGGCTATCATGTTTAACGGCACATTCTCTGAACGCAAAGATGATGGACTCATCCAACACTCAGGGCTTTGTGTCCTAGACTTTGATAAGTACCCCGATGCTAAGACATTGAAAGCTGAACGAAACAGGCTCAAGGAATGTCCCTACGTTTACATGATGTTCACTTCACCATCAGGGAATGGACTCAAGGTAGTTATCCGTACACCTGAAAGTGATAAGTTTGAACACAAACGGAGGTTTGAGGCATACAAGGACTACATTAACAGTGATTATTTTGACGTGGCTAATAGCAACGTGTCAAGGGTTTGCTTTGAAAGCTATGACCCTGAGGCCTACCTCAATGAGTTCTGCGATGTGTTCCAAGGAATCACCCAGGATAAAGGATACCACAAGGGTGAGAAGATAGCAGTGCTCCCCATTGCTAATGAGGACCGTATCATTGAGCTCATTATGAAGTTTAATCATGGGGTGTTTGAACAGGGCCGTAACAATTGGACCTTTAAGGTAGCTTGCTGCATGGCAGAGTATGGGGTTGATCAGTATGCTGCTAAGAATTACCTGCTACAATATGCACAGGAGGACTTTACAGCGAGTGAAATTAACTACACTGTGATTAATGCATACAAATCAAGCAACTTTAACACTAAGTACTTTGAGGATACATACACCGTTAACAAGGTAAAGATAAAACTAAAAGAGGGGGTCAAGGATGAGGACATCCAAAAGCAGTTAGGGGTATCAGGTAACATCATTGAATCAGTAAAAGAGGAGGTACAGAATAGTGATGATGTATTCTGGCAGGCAGATGGTAAGAAAATTACTATCGTACCGCATGACTATGCCAAGTTTCTACACAAGCATGGGTTTGCAAAGTATTACCCGGAACGGAGTAACAAGCCTACCTATGTGTATATTGAAGAAAACAAGGTATCTGAGAGCTCAGTGGAGCTAATCAAGGACTTTGTACTCAAATACTGCCTAGCCAAGGGTGAACTTGATGTGTATAACCACTGTGCTAAGAGTGCTCAGCTGTTCACTGAGTCACACCTGAACATGCTAGAGTCTATTGATATGCGTATCCTACAGGATACAAGGCATGTATCTTACATCCCATTCAACAACGGAGTGGTCCAAGTATCCAAGGACAAAGTAGAGCTACTTAGCTACATTGATATAGATGGCTACATTTGGAGGGAGCAGATAATTAAAAGGAATTATACTAAAATCGCGATACACGATAACAACTTCCAAGATTTTGTACATAAGGTATCAGCCCAGGATGAGCAACGCATCAAAGCAATGGAGTCAACACTTGGCTACCTCATCCATACATTCAAAGATAAAACTGACCAAAAGGCGATTATTTTTAATGACCAAGAGATTGATGATAACCCCAACGGAGGTAGTGGTAAGTCATTGATGTTGACAGCCATCGGCAATATCCGTAAAATAATCAAGATAGATGGTAAAGCATACAACCCTAGCAAGAATGATTTTGTCTACCAACGGGTTAACATGGATACTCAGGTGCTTGCATTTGATGATGTTAAAAAACACTTTGACTTTGAACAACTATTTTCCCTAATCACTGAGGGCATACCGGTCAACCGAAAAAACAAGGATGAGATCTATATCCCATTTGAACGTTCACCCAAAATAGTTATCACTACAAACTATGTGATTAGTGGAGCAGGCACATCACATGACCGTAGGAGGCATGAAATAGAGTTCTTTCAGTACTTCAATAGCCAACGTAACCCACAGGATGAGTACGGTAAGCTATTGTTTGATGAGTGGAGTAAAGACGAATGGGCTCACTTTGATAACTACATGCTATCTAACCTGCAAATGTACCTGCAGAATGGATTGGTTCGAAGTGTATCCATCAATGCAGATGCTAAGCGATTCATTCAGAATACCTGCAAGGAGTTCTATGACTTTGTGATGGATGGGAATATAGCAATTGGGGT